CGGGAAAAGCCACATCTGCACAGCGGTGGCGAACGAACTGCTGAAGCGTGACGTGCTCCAATACGTCGTGTGGCCGCAGACAGCGCGGTACATCAAAGGGCTGGTGACAGACAGCGAACGGTATGACGCTGAGGTTTCAGCGCTTCAAAGGGTGCCATACTTGTTCGTCGATGACTTCTTCAAGCCCGTGTTCAGTGCGAACGGCATGGAGGCAGTCACCACGGCAGCAGATGTCCGGCTGGCCTACGATGTGCTGAACTACCGATACCTTGCCGAGATGCCGACGATCCTCTCCAGCGAATGGTTTTCCGCCGAGCTGGCGCAAATTGACGAGGCGACGGCTGGCAGGATTGCAGAGGCGTGTGATGAGTACAAGGTGGACATCATGCGCGATGCCAAACGGAACCATCGGTTGAAGAGCGAGGTGATCTGAACGTGAACAGTTGTTGATGGCAGGCAAGGCATGGCCCGTTGCGGGTAGGCAAGGCGTAGTAAGTTAAGGCAGGCGAGGTTAGGTTTGGCACGGCCAGGCAGGGCAGGGCAGGGCAGGGCAGGGTGCGGCGCGGCATGGTATGGCAGGCACGGCGTGGCACGGCAGGGCATGGTTGGGTTAGGCCATGTATGGTCAGGTAAGGCTGGATACAATCAACATGAAATAACAAATTCAAGACGGATGAACATTTTTAAGGAGGATTAACATTATGGCTACTGTTGCAAAGAAAACTGAACTGGTTGAGATCAAGCCCATTGAGGAAGCGATTCTGAACGTCCGCGTGGTCGGCGATTCGCCACTGATTACCCACGCCTGGGACGCCAAGGCGAAGCGCGAGATTCTGGAAAAGGAAATGAACCTGACCAAGACCAAGAAGCGCGATCCCAAGAATCCGGTGGCTGACTTCTGCGCCTCCATGTACTGGCTGACGCCGATGCCCGAAGAGTTCACGGACGAAGCGGTGGACGCGGCTCTGGAGAACGCACGGTTCGGATTCCCCGTGACTGGTTTCAAGCAGGCTGCGATCAGCGCGGCCTACCGCATGGGCTGGGCGAAGGACAAGATGTCCCTGCGCGGCGCGTTCTACATCAACCCCGACACCAACGGCTATTACGCTGGTGATTTGAGGCTGAACGACGCCCGGACGAAGATCGAGATCATCCCGAACGTGTTCCTGCACAACCAGCTCATCGAAATCAAGGGATGCAAGCCCGTGATGCGGCAGGATATGGTGAAGGTCGGCATGGGCGCAGCGGACATCCGCTATCGCGCCGAGTTCACGGAATGGTACTGCGACATGCAGATTCGTTACAACGTCAACGGCGACAAGACCGCCGACCAGATCATCAATATTCTCAACGCTGGTGGCTACTGCTGCGGCGTTGGCGAATGGAGGCCCGAACGCGACGGGCAGAATGGCTGCTATCACGTCGAACTGCTGAAATGACCATTACGAAGCACGGCAAGCAACGCTGTTTGGAACGTCTTGGGACGACGAATGAGTGTATTAAACTGGCGTCGTCCAGGGCGTTCACGGAAGGGCTGAGGCTTGAAGAAACACGCGATGCACTGCACGATTATCTGAAATGGGTGACCGAACGCAGAAGCGGCAATGACAGAAAAGTTCGCGTATTTGGCGGATATGTGTTCCTGTTCGGCGGCAGGAGGTTGATTACGGTCTATGAACTGCCGCTCGAATACAGGCGCATGGCCATACAACAGGAACAGCGAAAATGCCGCATGGCGAAACGCAGATAAAGGCAGGCGAGGCGGGGTAAGGTTAGGCTTGGCGGGGTTTGGCGAGGTTTGGCAAGGCAAGGCAGTTGGGGTTAGGCAAGTTGTGGCGTGGTGATGTGGGACAGGGTTCGGCAGGCAGGGCAAGGCAGTTGGGGTATGGCTTGGTTGTGTTTGGTTAGGCGGGTTGCGGCAAGGATTGGCAGGCAAGGTCTGTTGTGTTATGGATGGCGCGGACGGGCTTGACGTGGCAGTCAAGGCGTGTTATGGAACGGCGGGGTCCTGCGAGGTACGGCAGTGTGCGGCAGACAAGGCTCAGCAAGGTTTGGTTAGGTAATGTGTCGTGAGTTATGGCCGGGCGTGGTATGGCAGATTAGGCGGGTTCCGGCAAGGCTTGGTACCGTGAGGCAAGGCATGGTGTCGTCAGGTGCAGTATCGTATGGCAGTCGAGGTTAGCCAAGGGAGGTTGGTTAGAAAACGGTATGAAGCGGTAAGGCAGACGAGGCGAGGTACGTTATGCTGTGGTTTGTCGAGTTGATGTGTGGTTCTGTAGGGTATGTTTCGGCAGTTTAGGCAAGCTGTGGTTTGGCGCTGTTTGTTAGTGCCCGGTAGTGTTTGGTTTGTCATGGCTGGCTAAAACAATATAAGACGGAGGATAAAAAATGGAGAACGTTAGGAAATATTCATGGAAATATGGCTGCAAGGCTTCTGCGCAGATGGTCGGAGAGCAGTTTGAGGCCATCGAAAAGCGCGACGGGAAGCTGACCAAATCGGCTATCGTGGACGCTGCCAGGAGCGAGGACAACCCCATGCACGGCATGTTCGAGTGGGATGACGCTGTGGCTGGTGAACTGTACCGGGAGAATCAGGCGGGATATTACATCCGCACCCTGGAGGTTGAGATTGTGCCCGTAGGCAACACCAGCGGTAAGGCCGTCACCATGCGCGGGTTTGTGAACGTTACGCCGGTAGACACCAAGCGCCCGGAGGTCAGGGGTACATTTATGAACGCAAGCAGGGCCATTGAACAGCCCGATACCTACAAGATCGTGCTGGATCGCGCAAAGAACGAACTGCGCATGTTCCGCGAGAAGTACAAGGACATTAAGGAACTGGAACCTGTTTTTGCGGCGATTAACCAAATCGCAATGGAGGTGTGAGCCATGATTACACCCAGACGCGGAACCATAATGCTCCTGACTGCCGGTGATCCTGCGATTGTCAACGCGCTTGCCGGTGGCGTGTTGACCGCGCGGGCCTTGATGCCCATTGAGGATGAGTCCCCGGAGGCGGCGATCATCCGCAAGCGCACGGCTGAGACCCTTCGCCGTATCGACATGCGATGCAGGCCGAAGGACAGCGACGATATTGAGACGCGGATTCTCAAGGCGGAGGCCAGCTATGGCACGCCTGAACGCGGGCCGTCCATCCTGCGGACCATCGGCAACAAGGTCATTGGCGTATACGCCCTGCTGGCGCTGAAAGCCTGTGAGTTCTTCGACTTCAACAACAGGCGGTGGAGAGGGTGATGATCTGATGTGGGTCGGTGATTTCAGAGAGGCACATGGGCTGGAGCTGGACGAGTTTGCCAGAGTGGTGAACACCTACAGGCGCTTGCGCAAGCTGCCGATGAACGGCATTGTCAGCGATGCGCTGATATACATACTGGAGCGCGATGAGCGTGCCGTCACCCATCCGATACTTGCCAGCGCCATAGCCGATGTGTGCGGCGCTACGCCTGAACAGTATGACAGCATCGTGGCTGAATGCCATCGCGGCAAGTGGAAGCCAAACCCGGCAAACGCCAGGTATGTGCGCAAGGCCATGTGGAATGTCACAAACACAATCCCCACTCAGACACAACACTGGAAGGTGGAGACTGAAGAGGTCGTGGATAGTCCGAGGCCGCGCATAAAGGAGCGCTACCTGAAACAGTGCCGGTCGGTGCTGGCTATCGACAAAAACGGTGACGTGGTGTGCGATTATCCTTCGCTGAAAGCTGCCGCAGAAGCCTATTCAGTCAGCGAGAAGTACGTAAGCGGCAGATGCAGACGGATCGTAAAGGACACGAGCATCTACAAGCCGGGTATCCGGGTCACGTTCAGGTATTCCGATGAGTGGGAGAAGCTGACACCTGAACAGAGGGCGAAGGAAGTGAATTAGCACGCGCCTTCCACTATTACTTAGCCTATACCATCGCGGGCTATAAGCCCAGCCTCATGCGCAAAATCTCCTCGCATGGGTGCCCGCCTGTAAGACATTCGCTTTTATGGCAGGACTTTTCTCGGATGTCTTATAAAAGGCGGGCTGTATGGGACACTGACGCAATTGGCAGCGTAACGGATTTTTAATCCGTGAGGTACGGGTTCGAGTCCCGTGTGTCCCATGCCATTATTGGCACTCCTTTCGCATGGCTATAAGCCAAGCCTCCGACCCGGCATGGGAGGGTCGCGGGTGCCCGCCTGTCTTGCACGGATGAACCTTACCCCGGTGAGATTGAAGGCGGGCTGTGTGCCGAAATAGCGTAATGGCAGCGCAATCGCCCTGTAAGCGATAGGTTGTGGGTTCAAGTCCCACTTTCGGCCATGTGTGGACGTGGCAGAGTTGGTCGATAGCACCCGCCTTGAAAGCGGGAGGCCGCAAGGCCCGCAGGTTCAAATCCTGCCGTTCACGCCAGCCCACGGCGATAGGCGCGTGGGGATGCCCAATGGGCAATGCCTTGACAGGCGCGAGAAATTTCTCTGTTTCCCTCGCGTTAAGCTCAATAGAAATGGGGTTGGATCGCGGTGGCGGAAAAGACATCATAATCAGGCCAATGTACACGGGCTGGGAGATGGTAAAGCGTTTATAGCTTTCGAGCATAGCGCAATAGTAGACGCTACGAAGGGCATCGAAGGAACGCAGACGCGGTTCGATTCCGTGAAGCCATTGGTTCTCTGCGTACATGTGAGGTGCAAATCCTCACCCGCGATCCATTATTCTGCGAGACGGACAATGATAACGACAGGACGGAGGAACACGATGGACCTGAATAACAAGCTGGCGGATGTCGCCAACGACATGTACGGCATTGCGGACGCGCTGGACAGCCTTGCGAACGTTCACGATTGCGAGGACGTGGTGGCGATTCTGAGGGACAGGTTGAGCGCACTGTCCATTGAATACGCGATGGTGCATGCCCAGGTGGAGGCACAGGACGAACGCGAGCTGGATGCACTGAACAGGGAATATGTGAGGGAGACGGCATGAAGGGATTGAACATGAGTCACGTATACGCCGATACGCGCAACATGAGCCGCGAGGAGTGGCTGGCGTCGCGCCGAAACGGCATTGGCGGTTCGGATGCAAGTTCCATACTGGGCGTGAACCCGTACAGTTCACCCTTGAAGGTGTATCTGGACAAGATCGGCAAGGCGGAGGAGCAGGAGACCAACGAGGCCATGCGCCAGGGCACGGACCTGGAGCAGTATGTGGCGGACCGATTCGTGGAGGCTACTGGCAAGAAAATCCGCAAGTGCAACAAGATCCTTCAGCACCCGGAATACCCGTGGATGCTTGCCAACATCGACCGTGACATCGTGGGCGAAAATGCCGGTCTGGAGTGCAAGACAACCTCCCCGTATTCCAAATTCAAGTTCGATGAGGGCGAGATCAATCCGCACTACTACTGGCAGTGCATTCACTACATGGCTGTGACCGGCGCGGACAGGTGGTACGTGAGCATCGTGGTGCTCGGCAAGGCCCACCATATCTTCTGTATCGAGCGGGACGAAGAGCAGATTGCGACGCTGGTCGTAGCTGAGAAGGACTTCTGGCTGAACCACGTTGAGCCGAAGGTTCCACCGCTTCCCACCGGGATCGAAGTAGATGACGAAGCCCTGAAAGTCCTGTACCCGAAGGGCGAAGAGAGCGACGCTTTTATCGCGCTGGACAGCATGGACGACATGCTGAACCTTCGGGCGTTGAAGGTCAAACAGCGCGACGAGATACAGGCAGAGATTAACGACATCGACCAGCAGTTGAAGATGGCGATGGGCACGTTTGAACGCGGCATCAGTCCGAGTTGGACGGTACGCTGGACGAACACCAGCACAAGCCGCGTGGACACCAAGGCCCTGAAAGCCAAATATCCAAAGATCGCGGAGGAAGTGACGAAGGTGACGCCGGGGAGAAGGTTTACGGTGAGCAGGGTGGTGGAGGAATGACAAACGAACAACGGAAGTATCTGAAAGAATTCTCACGGTGCGAATTGTGTGGTTCACCAAAGTCTCTTGAATTGCATCACATTATCCCAACATCATTTGGAGGCCCGGACGTTGTTGATAATTGGATAGCGATATGTCATGGCTGTCACGCAAAACTAACTCCGAAAAGCATCTTAGTAAAAAAAGGACAGACAAAGTATTTTAACCCGGTCCATGATTTTTATAAGTTGCTGCAACAGGGGCTTCAAGAGGCGATGGATAACGGAGAAGTTTTTCGCCCGGATGCGGATTATGTTCTCGATTGCTTTGAAGAGATTTTTCAAAACAATCAATATCCAGTAAAGGCAACGTATGAGGCACAAAGATACAAAGTTTGTTGATTATGAGAAGGAGGATAACGAGTAATGGAACAGGCGACGATCAAGACCCCGAAAAAGACCACGGCGATTGCGCCGAAGGCGACACAGGCGGTGGCGAAGAAGCAGGGCACGGTGGTGGACTACCTGAACAACGAGAAATTCAAGGAACAGCTTGCGGCGGCGCTGCCCAAGTTCTTCGACGGTGACAGGTTTGTGCGAAGCGCGTTGACGGAGTTTCGGCTGAACCCGCAGCTTGCGGAGTGCAGCGTGCCGTCCGTACTGGGCTACTTCATGCAGGCGGCGGCGTGTGGGCTGGAACCGGCCAGCGCTCTGGGGCAGTGCTATCCCGTGCCGTTCAATAACAAGAAAACCGGGCAAAAAGAGTGCCAATTCATGCTTAGCTGAACTTTGCGGTTAAGTAAAACTGTGTGAACCCTATTACTCAGGGGTGTGCCGGAAACGGTGCTAACGGGGAAACCCGCCAAGGAAGGGCAATCCCGTGCTTTAGGAGATATATATGATAGCCATTTACAAAATTACCAACACCACAAACGGAAAATTCTACATCGGTTCGACAGGAAACTATCGAAAGCGATTACAAAAGTGGCGAGACTGGCGGAACAGCGCAAGTAACCCGAAACTGATACATGACTTTGAAACTATTGGCTTTAATAAGTTCAGTTTCGAGGTTATCCAGGAATTGCCGCCAGACACGACACGGAAGGAACGTGAACGGATTGAGTATGACTGGATTCACCGCTTGCAGCCCGAATACAACACCATCGGTAAGCCAAGGCCAAAAGAAACGATTCAAAAGACCGTAGAGAAGCGCCGTGGAGTAAAACAGCCGAGAGATGTTGTCGAACGTAGAGCGCAGGCGTTGCGGGCAAAATACGCAGAAACGCCGAGAGACGGTTCGTGTACGTTCAAACCTGTCTTTGTGGTGGAGACGGGTGTGACATACGAGAGCGTGAACGCTGCTGAAAGTGTGCTTGGTATTGGAAATGGAACAATAAGCAGGGCACGAAAGCGCGGCAGGGATTCTGTGAAAGGCTATCATTTCAAATATCTTCCGAAGTGTAGAGACTAACCGTGATGAATGTAGCGGTGTAGGGCCGGGGATGAGTTACGGCCCGAAGTGCATGGCATCCGAGAGGATGAAGATATAGTCCACTCTCGCAGGATGGTAAACTGCGGGGCCAAGTGACAGAGGTATGTTAAGTATCGCCCGCCGCTCCGGCGAGATCGCGTCCGTGGTGGCCGAAGTCGTCCACGAGAAGGACGAGTTTTCCATCGAGTACGGTATGGAGCCGAAGCTGATCCATAAGCCGTACATCGACGGCGATCCCGGTGCCATGC